CCAGAGATACAAGTTCCAAGGCCTTTTATCCAACCGCAATATATTCCACCGGCTGTCCAAAAAATCGAAGGGCAATCCACATCAAGCAAGTGGAAAGTGGACGAGGATTTGATTGAAGACGATCAAGCGTATACCGCTTCGATCGTGGCTCTCATGCGCGCCGTGATCGCCGGGAAGTACGACATGCAGCAGGCGGCGGCATTGCTCAAGTGGGATCTTTCAGCCGCGAACAAGTTGGCTGGAGCTCTCGGCGCTTCGTTCAATGTCCCTGGCCTCAGCGTCAAGGAAGTAGGTTCTCTCTCGGTGCGCAGGAAGAAGAAGTAGGTGGTGGATATGGTGTATACTGAGGGCATCAGGAGTTGTCGCTCCCGACTCACGTCACCGAGAATGGAGGTTCTCAGGATGCCCTCTCGTATAACTCTACCACCAGGACTCTGCATCTGCCGCGATCTCAACTGCAAAATTCCCTATGGCGAGTGTCACTGCGGGTGCGGGGGAAGTGCGCCTATCGCTAAAAACTCGAACAAGGAGAAGGGATGGACAAAAGGGCTTCCCAAGAGATACATCCACGGTCATACTGGAGGATATAAGCAATGGGTTTATTTACCCAAAAACCTATGTATTTGCCGTAACGTGGAGTGCGAGATTCCTCGAGGATTCTGCCATTGTGGGTGTGGTAATAAAACGTCAATCGCCAAAGATAGCTATCAGGTCTCTGGATTAGTAAAAGGTGAACCGCGTCAATTCATTCACGGTCACAATAACCAGTCGAATTTACATGATCGGTATTGGAATATGGTAGACAAAGACGGTCCATTGCTGCGCGTTGAACTTGGAAGATGTTGGAAGTGGAAGGGCCACGTAGGGAAGAATGGGTATGGGTCAATTGGTGTGCAGAAAGGACATGAAGAGGTGATGCCGGTGTTCACATCTCATCGAGCCTCTTGGATAGTCCACTTTGGGGATATTCCTGACGGGTTATTTGTTCTTCATAAGTGCGATAACCGAGAGTGTTCAAACCCGGAACACTTGTTCTTAGGAACGCAGAAGGATAATATGCGGGATGCGGCAAGCAAGGGAAGGATACCAGAGAGAGGGAAATTTAATTCAGAGCAAGTTCTTGAGATACGAAAAGAAATGAAGGGCGGAAAGAAAAACTGGACAGAGGTTGGAAGAAAATATGGGGTACGTCCAAAAACCATCAAGGCTCTCGTGAGAAAGGTGACGTATGGAAGCGTTTAAGGGAAATGTGGTAAGTTTCTCATCAGAAAAAGGCTATGGGTTTATCGATATAGGCCCAGGTCGTCCTCAGCTATTCGTTCACTACACAGGAATAGAAGGGGATGGTTATCGCAAGCTCGACAAAGGAGATATTGTTGAGGGAGCAATTGAGGATGGTCCAAAGGGGCGGCCAGTCGCCGTCAGAGTCGTCATAACCGGAAAGGCGGAGGTGTAACATGGCAGAGCAGGTTCTCAATCTCAAGCAATCCAAGAACATCCATTCGGCAGCTTACGATCCTGATTCACAGAAGCTGACCGTTCGCTTTCACCACGGCGGAACCTATGTTTACGATGGCGTGGGCGCAGACAAAGCCCAGGCATTTGCCGACGCCGACAGCCACGGGGAATTCCTCCACTCCGACATCAAAGGCCAGCATACTTTCACGAAGGTCGAATGAAGTTCTACTTCATCTTCGAGCTTTGCGATTTATGGGTGGGGGTGTACATCGACCGCGTGAAGCGCCGGGTGTACATCCTGCCCGTTCCCTGCTTTGGGATTGTGATTCAACTGGAAGGGTAAGGAAAATCATGAGCGCTATTGAATTATTCAAACAAGACGGAACAGCGGCTGGCATCTTCTACTGCTCAGAATGCCGTCGCGTTTACACAAACAAGACAGATGCGGATTGGTGCCACGGCGAGCGGATATGCGCCTGTGGGAAGAAGATCGAAACCAACTATCGCCACAAGTGCGAAGCGTGCGATATATCCGAAAGCCGCGCGCGCGCCGAAAAACAAGAGGCCGAGCGCTTCGAGAAGGCCAAGAAGATCACCGAGGCCGAGTATACCGGCGATCACGTCTACTGCGGAGATCAGTATTACGAGTCCGTCGAGGATGCCATTGACCAGTATGACAAAGGCCAGGAGCCTGAGTACGTCTGGGCTTGCACGACGCACGGCATACCCACGATTGACCTTGAAGATTGCACAACCAACATCATCGACAATATGTGGGAGGATGCCGACTGCAACGACCTGAACGGCATTGACGAACTTGAAGCGGCGCTGGCTGCGTTCAACAAAGCCAACGAGAGCATCCAACTGTGGGAGCCGGATTACACCACGGCTATTCTGGTAGGTAAGCGTGGCTGACCTGCAAAACTTCACGATGCCCGACAAAGCGCCTGATCCGCCGCAAGAGCGGAAGCAGGCGCGTATCCCCGACTTGACGTTCGACCAGGGTCTGCCGGCCAATGTGGATGCCGAGAAGACGATCCTCGGAGCCATCCTTTTAGACCAGAACGCCTTCAACGAGGCCGCCGAAAAACTCTCCGAGGAGGATTTTTCACTTGACTCGCATCGCCGCATCTTCCTGCGCATGAGTGAACTGGTGGACGCGAACCAGGCAGTCGACATTGTGACGCTGGCCGCCGAACTGGACCGCTACAAGGAACGAGACACGATCGGTGGAGTGGCGTACCTAGCCAGTTTGACGGAGGGGCTTCCAAGAAGACCCGTCATCGGCGAGTATATCCGGCTGGTCCTCGATAAGAGCCGCCTGCGCAAAATGATGCTGATCTTCTCCGCCGGCATTGCGCGCGCGGCTGACCAGAGCGAGACGGCGCTGGAGATACTCGAAGCGGCCGAGGGCCAGCTCCTTGAGATCGCGCAAGACGCCCAGGCTGGCGCACTGCGGACGATTTACCAGTCGGTAGAGGCCGCAGGGGGAACGGAACCCTACCTCAAGGCATACACCGATCCAGAGATGAAGCCGGGGCTGCCGACAGGATTTCTGGATTATGACGCCATGACCGGCGGGCTGCAGAAGTCGGAGTTGACGATCATTGCATCGAGGCCTTCGATGGGCAAGACGGCCCTGGCTATGAACATAGCCCAAAATGTAGCGATCGGCAAAAAAAATATCGTGGCCATCTTCAGCTTGGAGATGTCGCGCTCATCTCTTGAGCGTAGAATGATGGCGTCGAGGGCTTGGGTCAATGTGCGGAAAGCGCAGGAGGGGATCTACCTCAACCGGGACGAGCGCATAAAACTGGAGACAGCTTTAGGGGATTTGGTTGAGTCCAACAACATCTTCATTGACGATTCGGCAACTCTGACTCCGATACAACTGAGAGCGAAGGCTCGCCGGCTCAAGCAGAGGCAAGGCAGACTCGACCTCATCATCGTCGATTATATGCAACTGATGTCGGCTGGTGTGAAGACTGGCAACCGCCAAGAAGAAGTTGCGCACATCTCCCGTTCGCTCAAGGCGTGCGCGAAGGAATTGGAAGTTCCGGTGATAGCCCTGGCGCAACTTCACCGTGGTCCAGAGCAAAGAACAGACAAGCGGCCCATACTCGCCGATCTTCGTGAATCGGGACAAATCGAGCAGGACGCTGATGTTGTGGCGTTTATCCACCGCGAATCCTACTATAATCACGATGAGGATATAAGCGAGTCAGAGAAGGCCTTGGCAGAATTGATCATCGGCAAGCAACGCAACGGACCAACTGGCATCGTAAGGCTCGCATTCGTCAGCCAACTAACAAGGTTCGACAATCTCGCAAGGGGGTAACATGGACACAATCGCAGCAGCAGTGCGCAAGGTCATTGCCGAAGTCGTGGCATTTGACATTGCAAGCGTCACGGATGATAATACCCTTGTAGACGATCTTGGGCTAGACTCGATCGAACTGGTCGAACTTGCCCAGGATCTCGAAGAAGAGTTTGACATCATAATCCCCGACAGCGCGATCACCGCGGCGATGACGGTTGGACAGGTTGTTGACGTGGTGAAGAATTTGAAAGGAGTTACATCTTGAGCGATCAGGATCGGTATGTAAAGGCGGCTCACGCAATGCAATCCGGTGTTGCCGTGTGTATGGAGAGAGGTACTGCGGAGACAACCCCGAAGCACCTGAGAGTTGGCGTGAACTCTGCCATGGTCAACGATGCGGCGATTGCGCGCCTGTTGATCGGCAAAGGCATCATCACCCTGGCGGAGTACGAAGCGGCTGTCGCCGACGAGATGGAGCGCGAAGTGAAGCGCTACGAGTATCGGATCGACTCAACCGGAAAGGTTCATTTGGTTTGACATCCCGCTGAGAGGCGGGGAATGCGCGGCAGGTGTCCGGAAGCCTGTCATGTACACATAGCCGGAGTGGAGATGGCGCAAGCCTAAATCGAGGCCGGACCGCGCATAACTTTCAACGCAGAAAGGAATGGGAATTACATACTTAACTCCCTTGGAGACCAGTAAGCGATGAAGGCGTGTCCCACAACCCTGAAAGAGGCCAATGCGTTCGTGGGAGAGCTGCATCGGCATCACGATGAGGTTGTAGGGCATCGCTTTAGTTTCGGTGCTGAAGTTGACGGCAAGCTGGTAGGCACTGTGATTGTTGGCCGTCCTGTTGCCCCTAAGACTGAGCAGTACAAAGTGGCAGAAGTAACGCGGCTGTGCACGGACGGGACCGCGAACGCTTGCAGTTTTCTCTATGGAGCAGCCGCAAAGGTGTGCAGGATCATGGGATTCGAGCGTATTCAGACGTTCATTCTACCCACCGAGAGCGGCGTAAGTTTGAAGGCGGCAGGCTGGACATTCGACGGTATCTGCCATTCGTCTACGAAGGGATTCGCAAGCCGGCCAAATCGCAAGAGTGATTATCACGGCCCAAAGCATCGTTGGATCAAAGACTTAAAACAGAAAAGGGACTCAAGTATATAAGTCCCAAAGGAATGGATATGCCACAAGACCAGAAGTTGTTTCGAGAGATGAGCGAACCGCATGAGAGCCGGGAGGCTCTTCAAGCAGCGCACCACCAATTCTTCGAGGAAGTCATGGAGTTGCGCAAGAAGCACAAGATTGCCAATATCCTGCTGATCTACGCAGACTCCTACGAATCCGATAGAGAAGAAGCCGAGATGTTAGGCGCTTCGATGATTGGGGATCAAACGAGGGCTGAGTCTATGTGCGCCTTTGCTTATGGCTCATTCAAGCGGCAACGCGAGGAGATGCTCGCGAAACTGTTGAGCGGAAAACAGTAACATCACTTTCAACGCACCACAAATCCAAAGACGAGGAGAAAGAGAAAATGGCACACGCAACATCGTTTGACACGGAACGGCTCAGCGAAGAGCAGATCGAAGAAGCCAACAAGCGCCTGGAGAGGCTCAACCCGGCGCATCAACCCGCAGTACCCGCAGCAGAACCTCCAGCCGGAGTCTCGAAAGAGCGCAAGTCCAATCGGCCCGCAGGGACCAAGGGTGTTCTCTTGCAGCTCAACCCGGAGCAATACGCGGCCCTGGAAGCGGCGGCCAAGGCTGAACGGCGCACCGTGGCGAACTACATCGCCATCTGCGTCGAGGACAATTTCACCAGTTTTATCACCCTCAAGTAACGGCATCTGCCGGCGAGAAGAGACGAGTTGACGGCGGGTGACGCGAGTTGCCCGCCGTTTTAATTTCACGCTTGCAATTAGTTTCGCTTTGTGCTTATAATGGGAATCGTAAGGAAAGGAACCACTGATGCGAACCTCCTGGCAAAAAGGCAGCGTCATTCGAGTCCATCAGAAGTCGGGCGACATCTGGCGATTGCGCTATCGGCTCGACGGCATTCAGCGCTCAGATTACATCGGGACCATCAAGCAGCATCCGACGAAGGCCTCGGCAGAGAAAGCAGCCGAGAAGATGCGCAGTATCATCAACTTCACACCGACAGAGATCATCACCGTGGGAAATCTCATCGACAAGTACGAGCGCGAGGCCATGCCGGAGCGCGAAGCGACCGCGGCCAGCTACAAGTCAATCTTTCGGAGAATCCGCGAGCGGTGGGGTGATGTGCGCCTCGACCAGTTCTCACTCGACATGGTTGCCGTGGAGGATTGGCTCAAGGATCTCAAGGTGGTCGGGCGCCACCCCAAGCCCGGCGTCAAGCCGCCAGTCTCCCCACTGTTTCGCGCCCAGGTCAAGAATATCTTCCATACCCTCATCGAGCACGGGATGAAGTGGGGCGCGCTGCAGACGCAGAGAAATCCTCTTGAGTTGGTAAGATTGAAAGGGAACGCGCGCGCCAAGGAACTCGTCATCCTCACGTTGGATCAGTACCAGGCATTGCTTGACGATCCGCAGTTGCCGGAGACGGTCAAGGTGATGGTGCAACTCGCCGCCGGGCTGGGTCTCAGAGTCAGCGAGATCCTCGGCCTCCGATGGGAAGACTGCAACTTCGAGGCGAAAACCATCCACATCCAGCGCAGCGTAGTCCATGGCAAGGCGAACGACACGAAGAGCAAAACCTCGGCGGCCACGTTGCCGCTGCATGACGCCTTGATAGAAATCCTGCGCGGCTGGAAGACGCACGAAGCACTCAAGAGCCGCTGGATTTTCTGCTCGGAGCGGACGGGAAGGCCATTAGATCGAGATTGGTTGCGCGCAGAGTACCTGCAGCCGGCTGGCGAGCGCATCGGTCTGCCTGGGCTTGGCTTCCATTCTTTCAGGCATACGCACCGCGCCATGATGCGCACTCTCGGCATCGACATGGAGACGCAGCGCGGCCTGATGCGTCACGCCAAAATCGCGACGACGATCAACACTTATGGCGGCCGGGACAGCGCGGAGCATCTGCGGCCCGAGAACGCTAAGATTGTGGAGATGCTGCCACGGAGGACCGCGTAATGGCTCATCTGCGTAACAAGGGCGATACGAAACATCTGTCAATTTCCAAACTCAGCCGTCTTACAAAAAAAGACTTGCGAGAGATGGAGTGCTTGAAGTTTGTCGTAACCAAGCGCCATGAGACATTGGCTGTTCTTATTCCCTATAGTCAATACTGCGAGATGCGAGGATTGCGCAGATGACCAAACATAAACTCTTTGCGAGTGGTATGGGTTATGGCCGAACCTTCTACGCCGACGAACCGGAAGATTTGGCCTATCTGAAGCAACTCGCCAAAGAAACGCGAGGCGACGAGAGCCGGTGGCCGGAGTTAAGTTTGAGGATTTACGGTCGCCCAAAGAAAGAGGTGAATCCATGAGCGAAAAGCGATACGTATTACCGGAAGGGATGAGAGGGGCTGCGTTGATGTCTCTCGACGATCCAGCGCATACGCCAAACATCGTGGCGTATTGGGAATTTCTCGAAGCGGCTCTGCGCTGGCAGTCAGAGAACCCGCAGGTGCCAACCGAACAACAATTGAGTGACATGGCGGCAGATGCTCATGTTTGTATGGATGAGGTAATCGCCGAGTGGCAGCGCCGGATGTACCTCGCTCCGGAGCCGGAAGTGGACCGCGTTGATTTTTATGTCAAAGGTTCGGACGGTGAGTATCGGCCATGGAAGCCGACCGAAGAGCAGGTTCGCTTAGGAGGGGAATTCTTCCGTTCGCCGATTCGCTGCTTGGACTGCGGAACCTACTTCATAGGAGACAGTTGCCCGTGCAAGAAGAAGTCGAATCCAGAAGTCGCGCAACAATCCTTCGACACCGCCTTCGGTCGCTTCGAGATCGACGACCGGGTGCCACCCGGCGAGATTCGACTGCATGACTGGAACGGGCCTGTCTTGATAAGGAATCTCAGGACGCCGGAGCACTTCGCCAAGCACGAACGCGGCCACAACACGGAGCCTGAGCCGGAAGTGCCAGAAGAGTTGAAAGACTTGCTCCTTAGCGGATCAAGAACAACCATGGGGAGTGGCAGACTTGAATCTCTTCTTGTCGAAGCCTTCCGGCGCAGCCAGAAAGCGAGGACCGCATGATAATACCAGTCGACCAATGTCAACATCTCAAGGTTTCCTACCGCAACACGGACGGCGCGCACCATTGCGACGAGTGTAATGCCAAGTTCTTTTACCTCGACCCGCAGCCGGGCAAGATAACCTACACGCCGATGCCGGAGATGGCCACTCTGCGCGACCAGTTTGCGATGGCGGCGCTGAACGGGATGCTAGCTGATCCGCATGTGCAGGCGCATCAATCAACAGCGGGGCTGGCATATCAGATGGCCGATTGGATGATGGAGTCCCGCGA